ATTCAGCGAGGCCCCATGACATCGAAGCGCAGCAAGGAACCCTGGATGGATGCGGCGGCATTCGGTCGATCCATCCCCAACGGTCTCGGCATCAACCTTCTGGTTAAGGATGTCGAGGCATCGGTCGGTTTCGCGACCCATGTTCTGGGTGCCCGAAGTATCTATAACGATGAGGATTTCGCCTATCTTCAGGAACCGGTCAGTGGGGCGCATTGGATGCTGCATGCCGATCATACCTATGACGGTCATCGGCTGTCCGGGCTGGTCCGATCCGTTCAGGGTCGTGGACCGGGTATGGCATTCATTCCATACTGCTCACTTCCTGAACTGGAAGCATGTATGGAAGTGTGGGGATTCATGGAAATGATTCACTCGCGTTCATATACTTACATTATTAAAAATGTTTATTCTGACCCAAGTGAGGTGTTTGATAAAATTGTGACGGATGAGCGTATTCTGGAGCGTGCTAAGAGCGTTACAGAATCATATGATGACTTCATTCAATCAGCACATCATTATGATGTATCCAATGCTTGGGTGCATAATCTTGAAGGAGTATCATACGCAAAGGAAACAATCAATGATGTTAAACGAAAATTGTACAGAGCAATCGCAAACGTTAATATTCTTGAAGGTATTCGCTTCTACGTTAGTTTTGCTTGTAGTTTCGCCTTTGGCGAACTTAAGCTTATGGAAGGATCCGCTAAAATCATTAGTCTCATCGCAAGAGACGAAAACCAACACCTAGCTATTACTCAAAATATTCTGAACAAATGGCGTGATGGTGATGATCCAGAAATGAAGCAGATTATGAAAGAAGAAGAGGAATGGACATATGCTATGTTTGATCGTGCTGTAGATGAAGAAAAACGTTGGGCAGATTATCTGTTCAAAGATGGAAGCATGATTGGTCTTAATGATAAACTTCTTCAGCAGTATGTTGAGTGGATTGCAAATCGTAGGATTAAGGCAATTGGTCTCAAACCACAATATGATATTTCAGCAAACAATAATCCTCTTCCTTGGACTCAGCACTGGATCTCTTCCAAAGGGCTTCAGGTTGCTCCACAAGAAACGGAAGTCGAGTCATATGTAGTGGGGGGAATTAAGCAAGATGTTACCAAAAATACTTTCGCAGGATTCCAATTATGATGAATGGTGCGAGCAGGAAATCCTGAACGCATATAGGGAAGCAGCAGAATGTGATGACTTTTTGTTTGGAGATTATGACTATTGTAAAGAATGGTCTGGTATAAGTACCTAAAATATTATAGATAGGGGAGAGCAATCTCCCCTATTTTTATGCCTAAAAATCAAATATCCAAAGAAGAACTTAAAATTCGGGTATTAAAACTAAAAGATAAACTTTATAAGGATCATATTCGCCCGGAAATGGATATGAAAGGACTGGCACATAAATATCTGAACGAAGTTCTTGATATAATTGATGAGTATAGATATTGACTATGAAAATCCTTGGATCTATAATGGGGAACCTTTTACTAGTTCTGATATTGGGGACAACTTTGGGTTTGTTTATCTCATTGCCAATAAGCTCAACCAACGAAAATACATTGGTAGAAAATATCTTTGGCAGTTCAGAACACCAAAAGGAAAAAAACGTAAAGTAAAATCAGAATCTAATTGGAAAGAATACTATGGGTCTTGTCCGGAACTTAAAGAAGACATTGATAAATTGGGCAGAGAAAATTTTAGTAGAACTATCTTATCATTACATAAAACAAAAGGCAAAACAAACTACGAGGAGACACGACAACTCTTCGTCAATAATGTCCTCACGGAAGGACTTGACAACGGAGAACCAGCATTCTACAATTCAAATGTCTTGTCCCGATACTTCCGAAAAGATTATTATGAATGCAACAACGACTGAAGATATTGTGGCACATGTAAGAACTTGGTCTCTTGATCGTGCAGCAGATATGAATATCGATAAAGAGGATGCTCGTGCTATTCTTGCAGAGTTTTATGAGTGGATTGAACCTGAAGGAGATGAACTTGAGATTGTTTCTTTAGAACCAGAATCTTGACAGATCCTAAATATTAACTTATTATGTAAAATCCCTGTTATGAGCAGGGTTTTTTGTTATGAGACTTTGAGTGCGATTTAGAGCCGTGGGTACTGCCCCTGAGAAGGGGAACTTCTCCTTTACCTATACGGATGTAGAATTCAATTAATTTTAATGCTTTTTAAAACACTTTCAATTTTTGCTATTGCTACTGTAGGATTGGCACCTCTTCAAGCAAAAGCAGCGAGTGGATGTTCCCTCGCATCACATTATGGAATCGGTGACGGTTATCATGGGCAAACAACTGCTAATGGTGAAAGATTCAATGCTTATGGAAATTCAGTTGCACATCGTTGGCTTCCATTCGGAACAAGATTAAGAGTTACTAATCAACGAACAGGTAAGTCGGTAATTGTGCGTGTAAATGATCGCGGTCCTTATATCGCGGGTAGAGACCTTGACCTTTCTTATGGTGCATTCTCTACTATTGCTTCACCAAGTCAAGGTGTTGCTACAATTTGCTACTCGCGGGTATGATTGACTGAAAACTAAATAATAAATAGAGGAGGGCGGTTGCTACTCCTCTTTTTTTTATGTTCAATTTTAACTTCGGTAAGAAGAAACCAGATAAGAAGCAGATAATCCTTATAAGCGTCATACTCAGTGGTATCGTAGCAACCCTCTCCCAATGCTCAGGAGTCCCTTCAGAGCGTCTCTGGGACCTTCTAGACGAGGTACAGAGGTCTCTGTTCCCTCAAACCATAATCAACGATGTCCTGCTCCAAGACCCTGGTGTGGTGGAGAGGAGAGTCGAAAGAGATGTAGATAAAGCAATCAGAGAATATGAACGCTTGACAAGAGACTCAGAACCACCTAGAGTACCTTTGCCCAGGTTGATAGAGAAAGATATAGATACTTCTAAGTGTTATAGTAAAGAATGTAAGTCTTTGGGTGGAGAAATGAGACTTTGTGCTCCTTGGAAAGAAGATTGCATTTAAAAAATATATAAATAACACATCCTTAATATTTACTTAAAGGTTATTATGTCTGTATCACAAGAACTCTTAAATGCTGTTGAATTGTGGAAAGTAGAAGATGAAAAATTTTCTAAAGGAAACAATTCTGCAGGAACTCGCGCTCGTAAAGCACTTCAGGAAATTGCTAAATTAGTTAAATCCCGTAGAGCAGAAATTACAGAAGAGAAAAATTCCCGCAAAGAAGTAAAGGGTTGAAATTTATAAAAAACGTTTATAAATAAAAATACTTAGGTCGAACACAATGTCTTTTCCATTACCCATTAAACAGATTAGTATTCTTGATTGCCAATATTGGCATATTGAGGGTACTCCCCTGTTTGCGAATATGGAAAGACATATGTAAGATGTAATCCATAAAGCAAAAAAGACAGGGGAGAGAAACCAAAAGTTTCCTCCCTTTTTTTATGCTTTGTGCCACTTGTTCAACTGGTCGTATCATTTGCCATTGGGGTCCAAACCCTGGTATATTACTTGAGTCGGTGGGGGAACGAGACCCCAAGTGCCTGGGACCACTTCTGGAACTGGCACAAACCACTTGCCCCGCAACGGGTTCTGTGGTATTCTTAAAGGGTGGTTGAGAGACCACCAGCACCTTGACAACTGAATAATTACCACATTATTGAGTTCGTAATTCAATGGTAGAATAACACCCTTTTAAGGTGAAGGTTGTGGGTTCGAGTCCCACCGAACTCATTGACCGTTATAGTTCGGTCTTTAAATATAAACTGTTTGGGTAGGTGTCCGAGTGGTTGAAGGAGGGAGACTGTAAATCTCTTGGTTCTGTCCATCGCTGGTTCGAATCCAGCCCTACCCACCTTGGCCCTATAGTGAAGTGGTCTATCACACCTACCTGTCTAGTAGGAATCTGGGATTCGAATTCCCATAGGGTCGTTGCTACGCTGCTGATGGAGTGTCCCTCCTTGGTGGTTGTAGTAATCAAGGTCCTATCGTCTAGTGGTGAGGACATCACTCTTTCACAGTGAAGACACGGGTTCAAATCCCGTTAGGACTACCACGGAATGTAGCGCAGTTTGGTAGCGCATCTGTTTTGGGAACAGAGGGTCGCAGGTTCGAATCCTGTCATTCCGACCAGGAAACATAGCTTAGTTGGTAAAGCATTCGACTGATAATCGAAAGAGCACTGGTTCGAGTCCAGTTGTTTCCATTGTTGCCTTGAAGCAACCTAAAACAACTTTAGGATAATTCAAGACAACATTAAGGAAGTGTGGCAGAGAGGTCTAATGCAGTGGATTGCTAATCCGCCGATGTTCTTTAAGTGCATCCGTTGGTTCGAATCCAACCACTTCCGCCTTGGAGAGTTGTCCGAGTGGTTTATGGTGAGATCTTGGAAAGGTCTTGTGTGTAACAGCACCAGAGGTTCGAATCCTCTACTCTCCGCCAGGTTGTGTAGTTCAGTGGTAGAACACTTCTCTCATAAGGAAGTCGTCGGTGGTTCAAATCCACCCACAGCCACTGTGTACGTAGCATAATGGTTAATGCTCCAGTTTGTGGAACTGGTTTATGTCGGTTCAAATCCGATCGTACACCCCTCCCGATAAGCATTGTGGTGATGCAGCAGTTTAGTAAACTGCAGAGAACAGTTCAATTCTGTTATTGGGATCTCAACTATCTGGAAATTCCAGATAGTTCAAAATGTCTAGGTGGCAGAGTGGTCGAATGCGAGAGTCTGCAAAACTCTTATCACCGTGGGTTCGAATCCCACCCTAGACTCTTAATCCCGTCGAATTCCACGGGATTACATAATCCAGAATCGACTAACTGGCAGGTCAGCACCCTTTGAAGGTGTACGTCTAGGTTCGAATCCTAGTTCTGGAATTGCCCCTACTGGGGGCAACAATCTGTCCAACACTGGGGTTCGACTCCCCACATCTCCATTATCGGGGATGAACTGGTATTCGACTGGGCAGAGGGTTTCGAGAATAAATCTCAACAACATCGTATCTTTCCGCAGAACTGCTGTTGCCGTTTGAGCAATAGCACTTTGAGCGAACTGGGGAGTAATCCCTTTTCTTGTCCTTTTAGCTCAGTGGAACAGAGCAGTAGGCTACGAACCTATGTGTCGGGAGTTCGAATCTCTCAAAGGACGTTGCCAGTTTAAGGACTGGCACAAGGCATTTGACTTTCTTGGTTAGATGCCTTATGATTATTGAGTCAAGGGTTAAGGGACTGTCGCCTATTGGTTAAGGCCCACTGCTTATAACGGTGTGAACAGAGTTCAATTCTCTGCAGTCCTATCTTGCTCCTTTAGCAATCTGGTGAATGCAGCGAACTCATAATTCGCCTGAGGCGTGTTCGATCCACGCAAGGAGCATTTGACAATTCAAGCAAACTCTGCTATAATTGTCTTATATTGTGGGCGTGTGACGTAATTGGTAGCCGTACCGAACTTAAAATTCGTTGGGAGTAATCCCGTGGGGGTTCGACTCCCCCCATGCCCATTAGAAAAGGTAGGTATTGGTTATAACCAACTTTATCGGGATGGTGTAATTGGTAGCACGAGAGTCTCCAAAACTTTTAGTTAGGGTTCAAGTCCCTATCCCGATGCTTGACAAATTCTTCGGATTTTGTTACTATATACATTGATAGAGGTTAAGTCCCTGTTACATCCTTATGAGGTGTATCACACTTAATCCATCATCGTGGGGAAGTGTAACGGTTGCACAGAAGTCTCATAAGCTTCAGGTAGGTGGTTCAACTCCACCCCCCGCCTCCATTTGTCGTTGTGGCGGAATTGGTATACGCGCTGGGTTTAGGTTCCAGTGGAGCAATCCATGAAGGTTCAAGTCCTTTCAACGACACTTGACAATCAAACTAAAATAGTTTATGATTGTCTTATGCGGAATTAGTTCAGTGGTAGAACGCCATCCTTCCAAGTTGGATGTCACCGGTTCGAATCCGGTATTCCGCTCTGAACCTTACAAGGTTCTTTATACACACAAACACATTTCATGGGAGAATACTTATGACACCTTATCAACTTAGATTTGAAGTCTTTAAGCAAGCTTATGCGATGCTTTCGGACAATTATCATGTAGAGTTTGCAAAAGCAGAATGCCGCAATGGTGGTAAATTGCCAGAAGGATTTGATTCAAAATATCCAACTCTTTCTGATGTTCTTGAGCACGCAGAAACGATTAATGATTTTGTGAGTTCTAAGTAATAGAACATTTTGTATAAATAATGGTAGAACAATAAAACTTCTACCATATGTCAAAAGAAACTAGAACGTATGCTGATCGTAGAGAAGCAAACAAAGCAAGCGTCATTAAACGACGTAAGCAAAACAAACTTCTTTTGGTAGAATATAAAGGTGGCAAGTGTGAAAGATGTGGATACGATAAGTGCATCGCTGCCTTAGAATTTCATCATCTCGATCCCACTACCAAGGAATCTAAAAACCTTGGAACCACCGCTGCCATCGAAAAACAGAAGGCAGAGGCAGATAAATGTATTCTTGTATGTGCTAACTGCCATCGAGAAATACATCACGAACAACATAATGGGGTGTAGCTCAGCGGTAGTAGCGGGATGCTGTTAACATCTAGGTCGCAGGTTCGATCCCTGCCGCCCCAGTTGATAGGGTTGGAAATGTCCGATTCTATCATATCCTCACTGCCCTCTAACGCAGTGAAATTTGCAGAAAGTGTCTTCTGCGGGTGGTGGGCACTCACTACTCATTTGGGAGCATAGCTCAGCGGTAGCAGCGTCTGCTTTACACGCAGAATGTCGGGGGTTCGAATCCCTCTGCTCCCACTATATAAATACTCAAAAAGAGTAAGATGGAAACACTATATAAATTACTTTCTGATACTCAAGCAAGTCTTTTTGTTTTATTCCAAAAGACATGGGTATATCATTGGAATGTTGTGGGTGATGATTTCTATCAATTCCATAAACTTTTTGGAAAGCAGTATGAATCAATGTTTGATGAGATTGATAGAATCACCGAACATATGAGATACTTAAATATAAAACCAGTTCCTACTCTTTCTAGAATCACTGAAGTTTCTCATATCTCAGAAGCAAATAGTGGACTAGATAGTATGGGAATGGTTCGTGATTTGTTAGAAGGGCATCAAAAGATTGTAGAACTTTTAACTCAAGTGTCGGAAGAGGCAGAAACTCAAAAATCAAAAGGGACAATTAACCTTGTTGATGACTTGAATGAAGCACATGGTAAATTTATTTGGATGTTAAGATCATTCACACAATGAATATGGTAAAGAACAATGATTTCAATAAGATGCAAAGATTGCAATAAAGAATTGGTAGGACATCCGACAAAAACTATAACTTGTGGGTGTTCAAATATGGCAACAATTCGTGGGGATAAAATTTCAGCACTTGACTTGTCTCGTGTTGTTATGTTAAACTCCTTAAAAGAAAATCAAACTAAAAGTGTTCTTACTTCTCAAGATATTGCTTGGCAAGAAGCGAGAAGACAACGAAAAGTAAGACGACTTGATTTTGAAGTCCGTTGAGGACTTAATTTGGAAGGTCAATCCGATTGGCGACGGAACCGCTCTTGAAAAGCGTTGAGGTGTTAAAGCCCTTGGGAGTTCGACTCTCCCACCTTCCGTTACATAAGATACAATATTAATATTTTATTCCATTTACTGTATAGTACTGTTACAAAATCCTGACATTTTATTGACTTTGAAATGTTTGTAATTAGTATATAGTAGTATTATGTTTCAACTAAATGGATCAGCACACCTACAACAATTGGGTGAAGATTAAGGAAACTTTCGAATCTTCTGGAAATACTGATAATATGTTCTATAAAAGAGCAGTTGAAATAGTTAAAACTAGAAGAGACCCTCTTGCTAAGTTTCTTGGAGATGAAAAGTGATGGACCCTCATGATGAATTTGTTAGTCGTTCTGAAGTTCAGGAGATGATTGATGCAGCAATACGACGACACAACCGTAATGCTTCTATCATTAGTATGTGCGTTGGTTGGGTGGTTCTTGCTTTATTTGCTGAGGGACTTTTAAGATTAATTGGGGTTGTTCCTCCTTTACTACCATTTCTTAAAATTACTCTAAACTGATTGGGATGATTACAGAAGAAGATTTACTAAAATTGCAAGAAAGAGTTTTGCAACAAAAAATGGAAGAATTGTTCGAAGAACCATCTACTTATGAAGACGAAGATGATCAGTACATTTTTTAAGGCAATCTGTATTTTTACTTTTATAGCAATCTTTATAAACTGGGGACTCCACAATGCCTACCCACAATAAAAAGTATCAGTTTGCTATGTCATCTTTTGCTAGGATCTATGGACACAATGTTCTACATAATCATGATATTAAACAGTTTTGTTTAGAATGGTCTGAATGGGGTGTAAATGCTCCCTTAACAGGTTTAAATGAGGTAGATCAGTATTTTTACTTTGAATATAAGAATTGGAGGGGAAGATGATTTTTCACATTGTAGAAACACTTGCAAATAGTACAATATGGTTAGGACTTTGTGGATTTGGTCTGATTATTGTTCCTATAATTGGTATTTCCTTTATACATAGTAATAAAAAATAAATTAATATGGCAACAGTATTTTTTTCAGTAACACCTCCATCCGGGCAAGGACAACCTTGGGATTTTTCTTTGAGTGGCATAGATACAGACTATTCTGCAAATAACCAACCATATTCTTCAGTTATTGGTAGATATAATGGTCAGAACATATTTACAATGGTAGATAATTTACAATCCTTTGATGTCTATTCTCCACATTATGCTACTTGGAGATCTAGTGATGCAGTAAATAATTTGCAAAATGGGCAATATCCCACTCAAGGATTTAGTTTTGATATATGGGGATGTACTCCTAAACCTTTGACTGGTACCTCTGGAGATCTGTTTGGTAAATTTGATTTGACATGGAATAATATAAATGGAATAAAAGGAACTTATCTTTTGGATCAAAATAAATGGAGTGTTCTTTATGACTATACTAACCAATATCCACTAGCAGCTACTAAAGGAGGGGAAGTGTATATACAGATAAACACTTGACAATCCGTTTAAGAAGTATTATAATTACTTCTATTTTCTCCGGATATCGCCTAACTTGGTCATGGCACCTGCTTTGGGAGCAGGAATAATTTCAGTTCAAATCTGAATATCCGGATTATAAATTACTTTATGAAAAAATGAATCAAGAACTTAGCGAACTTCAATCATTTACTGTAGAAGAATTTCAATCAGATTTCGATAAATTAATTTCTAGAGTTGAAAATGGAGAATCATTCATCATTACAAGTGAGCATGGAAATGCTGTTATAGTCCCATATAAAGAAGTTGTTAGTATATGTGAAGACGTGAATATAAATTATGAAGAGATAGTTAAAATTCACACGAATCACGAAGAAGGATCTTGAGACACTCTCAAGACTGTCTGCCTTGACTTCTACACCACAATCCCTTATAATACTAAGGTCAATACACAAAACAATGACTCTCACATCAAAATTCAAGAAAGACGTTCAAACCCTTCGTGGTGCAGCAAATGGCGAATTTTATCTTGATGTAAAGAATCCGAAACTTTATAAAAAGGTTCGTCGTTATTATGAAAATGAAGGTGTAGTATTTTCTGGTGATCCTTTGGACGATTATGAGATGCTTATGGAATATCTTTATCAAGATCTTGAATCGGTAGAAGTTGCCTGAGTAAATAGTCAATAAAGACTTTAAGGGCAATAATATATGTCAAAATCTGATTTACTTCGGTGGATTGGAAATACTCTCCTCATAATAGGATATCAAGTTATGTTATGGGGAGAATTTAAATTTGGTTTAGTGCTTAAATGTATTGGGGGATTATTTACAATACCTTTTGCAATTAAATTAAAACTTTGGGACGTTTTATTTTTATGTGCTTTTTTTGGTGTCTCCGAAATATCAAAATTAATTCAACTTTATACAAGTCCTGGAATGACTTAAAACTTATACTGGTGGAGTCAATGACCCGTATTAAATATGCCAATTGGTAAAGATAAAAAAATGGAGAGACTGAGTTATGGAGATGGGTTGCATAAACTCATCTTTTTTTGTATAATATATAATAAGAGTTTAATGTAATTTATGAGTGATTATAAAAAAACAGCACTTGTACTTGGTGCTGGTGGCTTTATTGGAAGTCATATGGTAAAAAGACTTCGTTCAGAAGGATATTGGGTGCGTGGAGTTGATCTTAATCGACCAGAGTTTTCTGAAACCGAAGCGCATGAGTTCATTCAGGGAGACCTACGAGACATAAATTTCGTAAGTAAATGTATTAGATATGCTGGACCGTTCAATAACTTCTATACATCAATTGTAGATAAATTTCTTGAACCATTTGATGAGATCTATCAGTTTGCTGCCGATATGGGAGGAGCTGGATTTGTTTTTACTGGTGATAATGATGCTGATATTATGCATAATTCCGTCACAATTAATCTCAATGTATTAGAGTCTCAAAAAAAGTGGAATGATTTTAAAGGCGTAAATAAAACAAAGATTTTCTACTCTGGATCTGCTTGTATGTATCCAGAGTATAATCAACTTGACCCGGATAACCCAGATTGCCGTGAA